TGAAGTTATTCCCGGTCAATTAGCTGGACAAGCACAACGAAAGTCTGGTGTGATTAGATTAGGATCTATCATAGCTGCACAATCTTCTGCTCCTGCTTTAGCTTATGCTTCTGCTAATATAATGGGTATGGATAAACCAGTTATTGATAAGAGTACGGGAGAGGTATTACCATATACAAAACAAGAAGCTCTTCAAGCTTTCGAGAGTCCTTGGGAAAAGGGCGCTAATTTTCTTTTTCTTGGTGAAGAAAAAGATGGCACCGTCCGTAGAACAAATATAAGTTATCTAAATCCGTGGGCTAATTGGCAAGATCCAGTTCGAGCTGGGATGAGAGCTTTGACTACAGATTCAGATATTGATGGATCAGTTGATAGAGCTGTATCTACTGCTTTAATAGAGCCATTAAAAGAAGCCTTTGGGCCGTCAATGTTAACTGGTGCAGTTATTCAGGCATTCAGTGGCGTTGATGCCTATGGTAATAAATTATACGAAGATGATTCTAAAGGGGCGATTGCTGCGGGGCTTGGTCGAGCTTTCTGGACTGCTTTTGAACCGGGTATTATTAATCAGGCCAAGAATATAATGGAATCTTATAATCTAGGATATTTGGGGATCATATGATACCGCTGTTGGAACAACTCGCAGCGGTAGAGAACGAGAAGCGGCTGATCAATGGATGTCTTTAGTTGGAGTTAGGCCAGAGACATTTGATATAAAAGATGTTCTTGGTTTTAAGGTTAATGAGATTAAACGAAGTATGGGAGATGCGGGAAAAGTTTTCAAAAGAGCCTATCAACAAAAAACTCCTACCACAACTACTCAATTAACCAATGCATATTCTGAGTCTATGGAAAAAGAATATATAAAAGCCAAGGAAATGTACGATCTATTTACCAGAGCGAAAAGTCTTGGTCTTTCTAATCAACAGATTTATAGAACAATAACTGACGATGGTCTATTTTCAAGTAGATTCGATAAGAAACTGGTTATAAACATGTTAAGGAAGGGAGTATTTATACCTGCTCCACCTAACCTTGTAGATATGGAAAAGTGGGCAAGATCCGCAAAGAAGAGAACAGGTGTGAGGCCACCAATAAAAGAAGCTCGAAAAGATATCATGAAAATTTATCGCCAATTCCACGGGGCGAAAGTAGGAGAACGATAATGCCAGCAGATACAACAATGATTTGGAATGCTATATTAAGTTTGGCTTGTGGTTCTTTTATATGGTGGATGAGAACTATAAGTATGCAGGTTGCAGATCTTCGTAGAAGGCTGGCGGATACCAGAGAAGAGGTTGCCAAGACCTATGCTACCAAAGTCGATGTGGAAAGAGATCTGAAAAAGATTATGGATAGGTTCGATAAGCTGGAAGAAAAGCTTGATACTCTATTAATGAGGAAATAAATTTCAATGTCTGATTGGTTACACTTCAGTGAGAACGAGTTGCGTTGTAGGGGGACTGAAGATTGCTTTATGGATGCAAGTTTCATGAAGAAACTAGTCCAGCTTCGGGAAGACTACGGTAAGCCCATGATAGTTTCTTCTGGTTATAGAGATATATCTTATAATACAGCAGTGGGAGGCTCTCCTGACTCTGCCCATACATACGGCAGGGCTGTCGATATAGTGGTGGGGGGAGAAGAAGCTTATAGATTGCTTCGTCTGGCTATTGTACATGGCTTTCAGGGAATAGGTGTATCTCAGCGAGGAAAATTTGACAAACGTTTTCTACATCTGGACACAATGGATAATAGTGATAAGCATCCCCGCCCTTGGATCTGGAGTTATAAGTAATGGATCACAAGTTTCTAATTACTCTGGGCACTGGCTTGTTCATTCAAGCCGCCGGGGCGGTCTGGTGGTTAGCGGGATTAAGTGCAAGTGTCCAGCATAATGATTTCCAAATCCAGATGGTAACCAGAGATGTGGGAAAGAACTCCAGATTTGTGGAGCTATGGCCCGCTGGTAAATGGGGAAGTGGTAGTCTACCTTCCGATGTTCGGCAGGATCTTAAGATAGGACAGCTTGAAATACAGGTTCAAAAGCTTAATAGTAAAATTTACAACGGACACGGTAAGTAAAATAGCTAAATCCTCTGTATGGCGTTTTAAGCTTCACACAGAGCAATCAGGTATTTTCTGGGGTTACCCCACCAGAGCTATCCTTCAAGACCCCTCACGCCTCATCTCAGGGCGTTTTTTTTACGGTCTTTAGCCATTCACCAGAGATTCTTCCTCTTGACCGCCTGTACTTGACCCTCCTGCATTTTCTTCAGCGTCTTCTTCAAGAATTTCCTCAGAGAATTCACACTTCGATAAAAGTTGAACAACTTTTTCCTCTCCTAATACATTTAGACATCCCACGATGGCTGTCTCCAGTGTTTCCTTATCCATAGAGCCAGCTGTATTGGAGTTGGCTCCCCTAATCCTAGATAATAGTTCCAAAGCTTTGATAGCACTATTCGTGTGGCCGCTTACTTTCCAGTTCGTGTATACGATCTACTACCTCTTGCATTTGTAAGAGTCTGTAACCCTGATTGGCAGATGACCGGGCAGAATACCCGGCAGCTCTGGCAGCTTCTGTTGCATTTCGATGCAGCACATAAGCTTGGGAAAACTTTTCTTGTTTATCATTCATTGCGTAGTTTGCCCTCTTGGATTAATTCGTTTAACTCTTCATATTATTTCGGGCAACTCCCTTCCACTTCTCGGCAGTACGCATAGTACCCAGACCAAGCAGAGCAAGCACCAGTCCAGTAAGTTCTCTGGTTTCCAACACGGGTAATATAACGGTAGGATACCACATCACCACAACCCAAGACGCAATGGGGGCACCGACGAACTGCCAAGCCAGAGCAAAGGCACATATCCACATGATGCTGGGCCTAGCTCCTGCCACAAAAATAGATGGGTGTTTGGCTTGCTCAAGATTTGTTTCTGCTTGAGCCAAGTCCAGAGCAATTAGTTGTGTCTTCAGTTCAGCAGCAAGCTTGCTCTTTAGATCCTTATCTTCTACAAACTTGTCAAGAACTTTTCCCGCCACTCCTATGATTGATTCTGCTATTCCAAACATTATTTAGGTTCTCCTTGTAATTCTGTTACGTGTGGTTTACTTTCTATTTTAAAACCTCGAACGGTAAACTCCCCATCGTCTGAATCTATATTGTCTGTAAATAAATATATGTTCAGATCTTTGTAGGCCACACTCTTCGTAGCTACAAACTGTATCCAATTTTCTGTAGAGAAAATAGATACGTGTGCGTTGGAGCCATCCTTCAGTTTCTTAAGGGCTGGGAAACAAGCGACATTAAGGAATACCATCTTCTTGGCCCTAGAAAACATCTCCTCAAGAACCCACCCCAGATCATCCTCTGGTATATGTTCCAGAACGTCTGTGCAAATGACGGCATCAAACTTATCATCAGGAAGATTTGAGTGCTGTTCATAGGCTGGATCATATAAGTAATATGAATCAAGCTCCCAATATTCAGGAAGAGGTTCAGTTATTTCTTTTGTTAGTACATTAAAATCTTTTGTATATAATATTCCTTTCCCAGAGCCATAGTCCAGAACGGAGGTACATTTATTTTTCTTCAAGTAAGACTTAATAATATCTACAAATTTTAATAAGCTTCTTCCATTAAACATTCCATCTGAAATATTGTGCATAGCCTTGTATTCTTCCAGAAGAGAGAGGTACGTCTGGGAAGGTTCGGCTCGACTGAAATGTTCTCTTGGGGAAATATCTCTAGTTATCATAATATTCTCTAAAGTTTGGTCGAGATTCTTGCTCTACCCTGAGATCCCAAAGGTCTGCTACCATTGTGTCCTTTCCATGAAGGGAAAGAATACCATCCAGTGCGGCATCCGAGAATACTTTCTCACAGTCTTGGGCCATTGCCAGAAGTTCTCCGGTTGTCCAGTATGTCTTATCCTTAACATTTACCTGAATGTACTTTGGCTTTGGAGTCTCTCCACCTTCAATGTCTCCTACAGTCTCTGTCATCTCTTCCTTGGTAGGTTCGTCCCTGCAACAATCAAAGCCAAAGAGATGTATCTCCCGGAAGCCCATTGTGTGCAGCATTCCAATAGCTCGCATTGCGGCACATGTCCCACCTGTAATCAGAGTAGCTCCTTGGGGTATTCCCAACTCCTCATTTAATTTTACTTGTTGGTTCTGGATAACAGCTCCTTGCTCTCCTTCCTCTCGGAGAGAGTCTGTAAAGGCATGCCATCCCCAGATACGGGCATTGTTATCCTGAAGAAAATTAGTTACAGAAGGATCTGTCATTGAGGCAACAAAGAAATTTGTGTTGGGATCAATTGTTTTGAACAGATCTTTTCGAACAATGTTGTGGGTGCTTTTCCCTGTTATTGTCCGAGGGTCCAGAACAATACATCCCCACGGATTTATGTTATTCTTAAGAAGGTGGGGGTATGCATGTTTAACTGTCACTACCTTAGAGTCTGGATTTTCTTTGATAAACTTTTTCAGTTCTTTATAATCTAGATAGGGACCAGCCGATACTATGATACCTTTTTCTCTGTGGGGGGAGTGTTTGGAAATCCACTTCTTGGGATCGATAAGATCCATATTAGTTTTAATATTATTTTTAATGTAGTCCTTGGAGACACAATCTCTGGGATGAACAACAATGGGTACACGCTTTAGCTCTTCGGGAATCTCATCCAAGTCGGAGCTATGTAGAAAGACTACCAGATGGGTGTGCCCTCCTCCAAGTACCTTGTCACTGGATGGTAATATATATTTTCGAGTGGCCGACTTCTCATCGAAATTTGTCCAACCATCTTCTGTTGTTTCTTGGGCATCTACCTTCTTTGTTTGAACCTCATTAAATACCTTTTTAATTCCTTGGTATTCTTCAGAGGGGATACCATCATCGTCATCCTTTGTAAAGAAGTGATCGCCCACTACTACCGGGACTTCTTTTAATACAGTATATTCATGCCTAACGGTCTGCTCGCTATTACCACTACCTATTAAAGCAAAGTCTACATTCTTAACATAGCTACTATTAAGTGTCTCCCTTACGTTGCCCTTGTATAATTCATAGGTAAACGTCTTGTTTTTTTCATCCTTCATATGCTTTGCAAAATCATCAAGGCGTTTTACTACTGCCGCCTTGGTGTTGTGCGGCTTGGCATTAAACTCTTCCTTGTCTGTCTGGGTGGTGGCGTCTTCAAATAAATCAAAGCCAATGTAATGAACCTTATCGTTGTTATCAAAGGATGCCAGAGCCATCTCAACAGCCCTTCCCCCATTCCATGTGCCCGTCTCTAGAATACATGTAGGTTTATAGGCTCTTACAAGATCAGCAAGCTGCCTGTATCTGTTGGGAAGAATGTCTGGGGAGGTTTCGGTATCAGACAAAGGAAGTATTCTGTTACCAGTACTATCTCGGGCAGCTTGCATGTCCTTATTCTTTAAATTAATAAGGATATCCTCAAGATTTTCTATCTCATCAAAGTGCATACCGTGAGAATTATAAATAGTTACTAGTCTACTAAGAATAAAGGAACCCCCCCACTCTCTATAGTTCATATATTCTCCCGAGATATAAGCGCCACGCCAATCCCCCAGCAATTCAACACTGGTTTCTCTACCAATATTAAATGCCAGAAGGTGGTCACTCTCAGGGACAGATATAAAGTCCATGTTGCTGTTCTTATCTGGAAAGTATTGATCCAAAGTTGTAGAGTGTATGTCTTTCAGGTTAAGACAGAGGGGGTCTATCCAGATAAGCCAACAGTCTTTATTGTTAAAGGCGCACTCACTTATTGAAAATACTTTGGAAGCTGTCCCTATCCCATCAAGAAGGTTGGTATAAGCAACAGCGCCCCCTTCGGTCCCATCGTGCGCTTTATTCTCTTCTATAAATGTAGTATACTCTTTCACATTGGATAGGTTATGATATTTAATATTCTTTGCTTTGGGCAATGAGTAATTGGAGATATCCATGTTATGATAATAACAATGGAACTCAATACTTGGGTGCCAATTGCTCTTGAATTGTTCTAGAAGTCTGGAACCATTGTATTTCAGTTCGTCTTCATTGAAACATGTTACTATTTTATACTTCATAAGGTTTTACTTTTCCAAGTCCTGCCAGATAGGTATAGTCGCCATTCCACTCTACTGCATACTGAGCATCGATAGCTCGCCCACATTTCCAGTCTCGGAACCAAGGGCCACCAGTTGTGAAGTGTACATTCTTGGCCTCGATTTCTTCAGAAGAGTGGTTGTCTAACCAGTTCCACTCCTCATGAATAGAGCCAATGTCTGCTTCCTTATCAGGGAGCCATTCAAATCCATGTAGCCATCCGCCCGGTCGAGTACTGACATCAGCAACAGTAAGCTTTTGATTAAGGGGGTGCCCACAATTCCACAGGATAAAGCTCGACCAATTCTTCCTTCGATAGTTTTCCTGCTTGCGGCCATCCATCTTCGTTCCATCACCCGGATAATATTTGTGCTTAACGCAATAGAGGCCCAACCTTGATACATATTCAGGGCCGGGACAAGGAACCTAGTAAAACTAAACTCACTGGAGAAAGGCCGACCATCAATTTTATCTATATGTTGTCCATCAACTATATCATATTCTCTTTTATATATTCCCATACGTTCAACAACATCACGGCGGATAACAACAATTCGAACATTCTCAACGGCGATCCTTTCGATGGTGAATTTTAAAACTTCATAAGCTATATCCTCTCTAGGATCATAGCCTATATAAACTGTGTTGGGTTGTTTCTTCATGTTACTTCTTGCATCTCCATTTTAGCTGCTCTGGAATTTGTAATATCCAGACAATGTTTACATAAATATATTCCCTTTCTATTATAGAGTAAGGGAGTAGGCTCTTCTGGTAGAAAGCCTAGCTTGCAAATATAACAATACGTTTGCCCGCCGATGGTTGGCATCATACATACATTATACTACATAAAGTTCTATTCGTCAAGAACTTTTTATTAAAAATTAAACTCCACAGACACCGCCACTACCACTAATATCGCAAATGTCGTGAACTTGTATGTTATCTTCAAACTCCTCCCCTAGTTTTTCCAGAGCTTCCTGATAGGGAAGAGAGGTGAGGGGTTGTCCTCCTCGACAGCCATCGGGAAAACAGGTAAAGCCACGAAGGCGATGAGCATACTTTGCTAACGTCTTAGTAAAGATGTCCACGCCGTCCTCATTATTATTTTCTGTGCCCCACTTGGGTAGATTGATAGTGCTGGATATGGCCATGTCCACATACTCTTGCACATTAGCTTGAAAGCTGAGACGCCTCTCATAATCCTTTGCAAGATCTAGAGCCGACTCGATTTGGTCTGGCTTAGTGTCGTAAAGCTCAATCATCTCTTGGGCAGCACTGTCCACCACATACTGATAATGCCACCGTTTGTTTTTAAGATACCTTCTTTTATAAGCTACAGCAAAAATAGGTTCTATTCCCGTTGAAGTACCACCAAGAATTCCAATAGTACCAGTAGGAGCTACGGCTCGAACTGCCACGGGGCGTGATATAGAAAGCTTATCAGAGAAGTCTCTGGCTATTGTATCCGACTCAGCCTCATAGACTTTCAGCCACCTGTGTAATTCGGGAGTAGTTTCGTATCTCCCTCCTCTTTGAATAAGCCACTCGTGTAGACCCATAAGACCTAAACCCAAGCGTCTATTTTTATCTCGAACTTTATATACCTTATCGTAAGGAAGCTGCGCTCGGAGCGTACCACATAAGAGGAACTTGGTTGCTAATGCGACAACCCCTCGCAACTGATTAAGGTCGTCAATTCGAGCTAAATTAAGACTCCCTAGATTACATACATCGGAGTCATCTTCAGAGGTAACTTCCGTACAGGCATTCCGCAGCGTCTCATTCTCCTTCTCAAAAAAGTTAAACGAGAACCCCGGTTCAGCTGTCTGTAAAGCTTGGCGTACATTAGTTTTAAATATACTCCCCACCTCTCCTGTCTCCCAGTAATTAAGCAACCAGTTAGTGTCATAGTTGACAGAGATGTTGGTCATATCTAAGGGAGCTGGAAAATTAAAGTCGTCTTGTCTTATATCAAATATTGTTTGGCCCGTAGTTCCAACTGGAACGTCAAACCAGTTCTTTGATACTAGGAATTTCTCAATGTCGGGATGCTTCCAGTTCAGGCTGGCATAAATAGCTGACCTTCTCGAACCCCCCTGCATTACGTGGCGACCTATCTCATTAATCATTTGCATCTTTGGAATGGGACCACTACTGACACCCCCGGTTCCTTTTAAAGACTCCCCTTCTTGTCTATAGATAGAATAGTCTACTCCTATACCCCCACCTGTCATCAGACAAGACTCGGCCTCCCAACTAAGCTTGGCCCAATCCTCTCTATTATCTTCCTCTGCTTTAAGAAGGTAGCAGTTATTAAAGAACTTCTTATCACGGCCAGCATAATAGAGGTATCTACCTCCGGGTATGAAGCGCAGATTGGAGATATGATCTATCAATTCCGCCTTCTCATCTGTAGTTAGATGATCTTGACAAACATCATTAACCAGTGTGCAGGAAAGCTCATGAAAGGTTTCAGCCCCCTCGTGCGAATACTTTGTATTAAAAATATCTTCACTGAACTTGGATCGGAATTGTGGATTGCGATTTGATTTAAACATTATTTCACCTATTCACTATAATGAAGTTCGAGGATTAGTTGGGCGTAATGAATAGCCTTTTCTATATCTTTCTTTCCTCCTCCCTTTTTCCGATGTCGAGTAATATACTTTACCACATTCCCCTCGAAATAGTCAAGGTTATTTTGAAATATATATTCGACGGGCTGTATGCTGCAATCTTTATAATGCTGTCCTCCCACTTGTTTATCCAGAGCATTCTCTTCTTTCATTCTTCGAAGATAATAATCATATGTCCCTTCCCTGTGCCACTCGGGATTGTGCCCCGCCTTCCCTCCCTTAGGGGGAGAACCAGTATCACAAGATGCTGTTGATTTTTCTTCTGACTTCATCGGTATCTCCTGATTTGATAACATTCAATGTAAAGGTTCGAACCATCCCCGGCTCAAGCCCTGCGAGCGTACAAGTATCCTCAAAATTTTCACACGTTACACCAACAGAAGAAAAGACCCAAGCATGGGCCTGATCTCTTTGAAGTTTTATATTACTACTCTCTTGAATACTTTCAGGCTTAATCAAATCAATGATAGCCTGTAAGATTACTGCTAGGTAGAGGCTCTTAATAGGATCTTTCCGAGTTAGACCGTAAAGAGATTCAAAATCTACACTGTCATTCAATTGGTTCTTGAACAGGTCTATAAAATTTACCACCTATATAATTATTATAATAAGCAGGATCGCCTATACCCTCCAGTTTTGCAGTTAACACATGATTAATAAATTGGTAATAACATTCGTAATATCTCAAGCTTCTTTTATTTTTATACTCCCCAATAATCTCAAAGTGGAATTGACTCTTTCCCAATTCTTCAATTTCTTCGTTCAGAGTTTTACTTGATCCAGTGTATACCCTCCAGTCGGACTCAACTTTCTTTTTGTTTTTCTTAACAAAGTATTGCT